TCATTCAAGCCCTTTTGGTAATTCGATCCCGTTCGCTCGCGCGTTCTTGATATACATAATTTCTTCGTAATACGGTGGACGATCAAGATCACAAACCCATTTATATTCTGTCAGAAACCAATTCAATTTATTCGGGGTATCGATCTTCAAAGCATCAGTTGCGAACTCTTTGTAGAAATGCCGCATACTTCCATTTGGATTCTCAACGTATATTCTAGTCGGGTCATTATCTGAAGTTGCCTTTTCTAAAGCTTCGCTATGTGGTAAAGTTCCTAGATTTGGACAGGCGTTTTCTAACCTGTTTTTATAAACAGAAAAATAATTTTTATGCACCCATGCTAAACTATCATTCCAGAGATCATAGACGAAAATGACAGGATTTAGAAACGCTATAAAAACAAATGCGAACATAATAAAATCCTTTTATTGCAACCTAACGAAAATTTAGTTCTAAAAAAATATTAGGTAAAGCAAAAATTCTTAAGTTTTCTCGACAAAAACCTTGCCAATTGTCCCTGGTTTCAAATATACTAAACATAAATTAAGGTAATGAAAAATGTTGGATGTCACGGAAGACTATGAGCAAAATATAGATAGAATTGAAAAAGTGATAGATCGGTTCTTGTACAACTTACAGATAAATAAAATGGATCGTCGACTAGCCACACTTAAAGCGGCCAAAGAGATAGTATTTTTACTTACAAAATAAAATACAAATTTATTTACCAACTAGCTTTTTTATCATCCCGTTGACGACTTCTAAAGCAACTCTATCCCGTGTCGACAATTCCTGCGCACCAAGTATTACTTCTTTCAGAATCGGATCGTCTTGCATTTGAAAGTTAAGGTTCCGCATATCATCAAAATCATTTAATGATTTCTTAACCTCATCCCCACTAGGATAAAACATTTGTCCCTCACCAGTTAACAGCCATTCAAGACTGACCTGATGAACCTCAGAAATCTTCAAAATTGTTTCCTTCGAAAGGGACTTGCCTTGTTTTACGGCTGCACTAACGAAACCAGGGGTAACACCAATTGACTCAGCAAACAGCTTTTGAGAAAGCTGCTTCGACCTAATCAACATTTCTAGTCTTTCACTAAGCGTGGTCACGTGACTACCCCGACCCCACAATTAAACATAAATGTGGGGTATTAAAAAAATATACCTGGAGTAAATTTTTTACTTGTAAATATACCATTGGTAAACTATATACTAATAGTTAATTATTAAGTATATCGGCACAGGCGGGGGTCAATCCCGAACTTTTCGGGGAGGAAGTTTATGAACGAAAAAACAAAGAAAATTTTTGGGGAAATCGAGGATCGCTATCATTTAGATAGCAAGGTTTTTGAGTCATCGGACGTTGAAGATGCTCTTCGTGAACTGCCAGAATATTTAGGAGAGATCATACAGGAGTATAATTCCACAGCAGACAAATTTGTGTTCCGCAATGATCTTCTTTTCGCCGCGACGAAAATTGTCCACTTCATTGCGGTAATGGACGGGGTCAACTAACAATGACAGCCGCAAAGAAAAGTTACTACATCCCTAAAGCTCTTCGCGATGAAGCGAAGCGAGAGATTAGTTACCGTTATGGTTCTGTCTCAAAATGGGCAGAGACATTGGAGCTTAATTATAATTATTTGACACAGGTCTTAAATGGCTTAGCTCCTTGTTCTGGCAATTACGCCATCTCCTTAGCCAAGGAAGGGCTCATACCATCTGACAAAGCGAAGGTGTCCAAGTGAGTTTAGTCGAAAGAGCTAGAGGGCCAAAACTTCCAATCAAATTGCAAGCACTCGCGAAATCGGGGAAACGGTTTAGCGATATTGCTAAACGAAATAATTTAGATAGAACACACATTCTAAAAGTTGTCTCAGGAAATTATAATTCATCTCGTGTGGACAAAATTCTCCAAACTGAATGGGGGATCACAGTAGAAGAAGCCCGTTCTATCTACAAAGAACATAAAGAACGAATGGAAAGCGGGAACCCTGTTACCACTCGTGAAGCGTTCGAATTCAAACAATCGATTAACTACAGGCTGGCGGTCTCTTGTGGAAAAACAACAAAGACCTGGAAAGAATACCTTTCGGTGATGGACCAAATTTCCTGGCCAACGTTTCAGTATGCATTTATGCAACGAGGAGTTGCAACATGAACAACGAAAAAGAACCAAACGATATAGTAAATGCGATTTTGTTCTACAAAAAAATCTGGAAGAGCATCCCCTTCATGCTTAGAGGATGTATCGTTGGAATCTCTATCGCTTGGGCGACAGTAAGCGTATATTCGGGAGATTTCTCTTCACAAGACTGGGGTCAAGCAACAAGAGGTAATTTTCTGTTAACCTTTATGGGAATCAGTATCCTTTATTTTCTTCTTATTGCAGCAACGGAGGACTCCTTATGAATTCCTCAACATTGGATACGATGACAAAGAACGCTAAGATTTACTTTGAAACGAATGCTGATCGCAGCGAATACTCAAATGGTTTTGTGGAAGGATACAAAAGCCTTAAGCAGACCAAAAGCACGGAACCAGCTGATCTTGGTTATGATCATGGCACAAAACACCGGCAGATGGAAGAACGGAAGGCAAAGGAACGTGGGGTTAAGGGTAAATAAGTGGTACGTGTGAGTAGTTTAGTTTCTGCCTCTTGCCATATTTCCAAAGAGCGACTTATGCACTTAGCAACCCCAAACGAAGTACATAAAAAAGAAGAGAATCGCGAGAGTCGTAAGCTCGCACCTGGTGGCAGAGTCCGTGAATCTGTTCTTGGGCACCAACCAGAGGAGTGTGCGCAAATGCAATCACGCTATGTGCTGAAGCACCGATTCATTCTCCGTCAGCAAAGAGAATTAATGCGCACACTCTCTGGTGACTTGCGAACCCAATTAACACTAAAACAAATTCAAATGGTCAGGAAAAATGACCTTCCTCCCTATCAACCTTATACAAAAGATCAAGTGGATCACTTTGGGAAATTTGCAAACTTAGTCTCTCGAATTGGATCGTTAGGTTATGTAATGAAAGGTGGTTCGAATAGAGAAATTGCACAGCATCTTATCTATCTCGCAGCACATGCTCTGTCTTGGGCAGAGAATTACGTGGAGGAGCTTCCATGACCATTGCAGAAAGAATTTCATTTTTGCGAGGGGCTCTCTGGTTGAAATATGCAGAGCAAGCGATTAAGGAAATCGGTCGTGGTAGACAAAATCGCAGTAAGGTGCATAGAAGGATTGCAGAACTTGCAATCAACCGCGCTTCCATCGAACAGGCATTTATTGAAGACATGGATGAAGTTGCCGATTTTGCAGAATGGCAAAATGAAAAACTCGTCGAGGAACGATTAGGTGGAAAAAGCAGATGAGCAACAAATCAAAGCCTCTTCGGCCTCGACACCAAATCAAAAAACTACGTGCTCTTATTCTTTGTGGACTATCCGAAACTCGTTTCAATTCTTTCTGGGATTCACTTCTCGATTTAGAAAAAGAGAGATTTTCGAGCAAGGAGCTCGCGTCCCTCGCGCAGTTGAAAGTAAAAGAACTCCTTCCATTGAGCAAAGCAAAGATGGAGGAGTATGTGAAAAATCAGAATGTGGAAACAAATCAAAAAAAATTTTTGGAGGTGTTCCGATGAGAACACATTTTTACATGCAGCCCCCTCTGCTTCATTACAAAAAACAAACATTAGTTGATCGATTCGTTTCTTTCATGATGGGGGAATGATATGGGAGAGACAGCAACTAAAGCAAATATTTCACAGAAGGCAACGGTTTTGACGTTGTCATCTATCGGTCGCTCAATCAAAGCCCATCCTCTTGAAGTCGCAGTAGGAGAGATTTCAACTCTTTACATGTTTCTTGAGGAGAAAGGTTTATTTGGGGAATTCGCAGAGTTTAAAAATGGATTGGTTATTTCGTTAAGAATTGAGGGAGAAAATGAGCAAAAGCACCAAAAACAACAAAGCAAATAAAGTTAAAAAATCGGAACCTGCTGTCTCTAAGGGAAAGAATCCCGTCGACAAGCACTCTAAAATAAAAAACAAGACTTCGGAAGAAACTGTAGAAACTGCAGATGCTCTGCAAGAAGAATCTCCTAATTCCCTTGCTCACCAAGAGGCGTCCAATTTAAGCACTGACAGACATACACGACTCAATCAGTTGATGCGTACAATTAGAGTTTCTTCCGAAATGTTAAAGGCCGCTCAAGAAAATATCATGATCGCCCTGCATGAAATCAACCGCGATCAACTTTTTTTGTTAGCTGAATGTGAGTCCATGCAAGCATTCGTTGAGGAACACACAGAATTCCACTGGTGGAAGGTTTCTAAGTATCTTACTGTTGCAGAAAAGTTGCTTACCTCCGAGGTAAACAAAAAAGTTCTCTCCGGAAAAAGCGAAACCTCACTCATCAAACTTGTTGAAGGTATGAAAGAAGATAATGCTTTGTTTCAGGATGGTGAAGTTCGTTTCCCTGACGGTAGGGTTTTGAGTCTTTCTGATTACGAAAAAGAAGTTCAGTCCAAACAAAATAAGGAGACAGTTAAACTCCTCAAAGATAAAAATACCCAAATTTTGAACTTAGAAAAGAAGGTCGAGGACAATCAAAAAGTAAACCTATCCTTTGATTCAAGAATTAAAGAACTCCAGGAAATGCTAAATGACCAAACACATGAGACTGGCATCCCTCCTGAAGTGCGCAAGGCATTCCGAGAAAGAGAAGCTCTTGCCATAATTTTAAAAAATGCGGTCAACGGAATCCAGGAGCATGCGGATGTTCTTAAGGTCGCCCACGAATCTGAGTTAAACGAGCTAGAACACAGCACAGAGAATGGAAAGATTGTAAACATCTTCCTTGTAACAATCCAAGGGATCTATACATCGGTATTTGAATCTTGGCAGGATTGTCTTCCTGTTTCTACGGAAAAGGGAATTTCGTGAAACAATTAGATGTTGGAATCGTAATGCCCCTCTTTCGGGATTGGAAACTCGCACGAGAGCGAGGTACCCGTTCCGAGATTGGACAAATTGTTAAAAGGGCTGTCGATTCTCTTGGTCTAGCGAGACCACAGGTTTATAATATTTTCAACCGGCTTTTGGAAGGAGAGTCTATCTTTTCCGTTGCAAAGGTTGAAAGAAAGAAAACTGGATCAAGACTCGGAGTTGCGGAAATTGCCTTACGGGAAATTGAAATCTATGAGATCACTAAACTCATGTTTGCAGGTGAAGTGCAGCATGAGCAAGCGAAGACTGGCACTGGCAAGGATAGAGATCTCCGCACTGTCGGTTTTGCTTTGAATCGAAAGTATGGTAAGTCCATGGAATTTGCCATTGAACAAGCAGAACGATTGGGAACGATCAGAAAAGGTGTTTGGGATCGTTTTAAACTAGGAAGGGCATTGAACGAACGAGGTATCACCCGCAAACAAATGGGGAAACCGTTGGCGTCCGTAACTTGGATGGCAACCTATGCCAACCAATTTTGGATGTTTGATGCCTCGCCACTTAACGCAGTTTATTTGGAGCCAGGTAAAGATTCGAGGATCTCTATTCGCCCAGATATTGAGTCTGGTTTAACGAGGATCTACGAAGGATCTAAAGAGGCTACGCTTCGAAAGGTTCATATCTATGTTGCCGTTGATGTTTATTCAAAAGCATTCTATGCTTATGCATACGCTCCTATCGCAAAAGGAAAAGAATCAACACATGGAGGCGAAAATTCAACAGATTGGCATGACTTCCTTTGTCGCGCCTTTTTAGAAAAAGATGACGGATTTATCCCGATCCAAGGAACTCCTGAAAGAATTTATACGGATAAACATACGGCATTCGAATCTCTTTCTGGGTTCTTCTCTCGATTGGATATCATCCAAGAATCCCACTTTCCGGGTCACTCCAAAGCCAAAGGACCAATCGAAAGCCGGATTTCTGCAATCAAACGATGTTGTGAAACCATGGCAGTGAAAGGAATGATTCGCGATTTAGATGAATTCAATCTCCTATTGTATAGGTACCAAATTTCGAGAAATGACAAACTAAAGTCTTACAAAAAATGGCTGAAGTCTGCCAACGAAAAACCAATCAACGCCGTTTCTAAACAGAACCTAACGGATGCTTCTATCAAAGAAGAGGTTCGAAAGATAAATGCATACGGTTGTATCGAAATTGAGGCAACGCAGTATCTATTACGCTATCCGAATGGCCACGTTGTTTCAGACAGAACCAAAGAAACTGTTAAGGTATACAGAAACCCGCGTAGCGGTTTTGAAGTGCTAACTAGCGATGGCATTCGTCTCTCTGCGGATCCAGCAGGGCCTATTGGAAGGGAACCTGGAAGTTTCAAAAACGTTGGTGATCGAAGTGGACTTACGGAAACCAAGAGAATAAGAAACAGAAAGAAAGTTTTATCTTCAGCAAAGGCTGTTGAAAAAACTCTGATCCTTTCGGATGCCCTGCCAAATTTGCCAGAGATTCCTTATGGAAAATTACATGTTTCTAAAGAACATCGCCAGACTCACACACCAATGGCTCCTGAAAAATTCGAGAGTACCGACGATGCATTTGAATGGATGCTTAATGAGCTCGGACACTCCGAAGACACATTAGAAGAACTTTCAATGAAACTTGCAGATGAAAGGGATGAAAATCTTTCTATAGGTGCAATCGTATTGCAGTTGTTAAGGTCTGCAAAACGCAAACTAGGGTATATCCCTGCACAAGAAGTTTACGACACAATCGAAATAATTCGGGGCACGTTCCCAGAGGTTAGCAAATGACAGATGTTATAAAATATAGGCCCAGTTTCGTTAATACAAGAAACACTGATACAATTGTAAGACTCGCAAAAGAAGCGGTAAAAACGAACTCTTGGTTGGTAGTGGAAGGAGAAGTTGGCGATGGGAAAACATTTATGTTTAACCAAATCAAATCCTTACTCGAAGCCAAAAAAAATAAACACATCATCGTGAATGCAGGACCCGTTTGGGAAAGTTCTATCTCTGGAATTTCCATACCTTTTATCGCACGGCATATGATTCGAGCGATACGTCCTGCAGAGAATATTCCAGGAAATCAAAACGAAAGATATTTCCGCTTAAGGGAATTGTTGCTTTGGGTGGAAGAACAAAACCGCAAGGTGGTCCTTGTTATTGATGAGGCCCAAGCATTGCGCTGGGGTGGTTTCCGTGATCTAAAAAAGCTTTGGGAGTTATCATCACCAAACCAAAGTCATTTATTCTCAATCATCATGTTTATGAAACCAGAGACGAGGTTATCCGGTATTCTTGACAGCCCGGAGATTGGCCATCGTGTATTTTCTTTCCGCAGTAAACCGCTTACAAGAGTAGAACTTTTATCTATAGCCGAACAAGGATTCAATATTAAGTTTCCACAAGGAAAGACCGGAGAAAAAACGAAGGAACTTTTTTACTCAAATCTTTCATCCAAGAATCCACTTTCAGTAGAAAATCTCATCAAGGCAATTTCCTTCTCATATCCTGAATTTCAAAAAGACGGAATCATCCGAGAGAGTTATTTGCGAAACGTAATTTCCGACGGAATTCGCACCATGATGGAAAGGCTTAGAATTTCAAAACGAGAACTCCGCCGAAGGATCCAGGATGATTATGGAAAGGATTTTGATAATAGAAAAATCGAAGAATCTCTATTTCATCCTGGCAAAAATCCAAAGGATGAATCCATCGCAAAAACATCGTTAGATCGTATTTACAGAGAGCGTACCGGGAAAAAATCTCCAGTCCTCTCATCAGTTGAAGTCGAGTGATCATTTTTTAGTATAAGGAGACAATCAATATGCCAGCTAAGAAAAAACAGGCAAAGAAACAAACCGCAGCGAAGAAAAAACGGAGAACCGTTCCTCCTGCACAAATGGTAAAATCAACCTCTAAGGGGGTCGTTGTCGACGCAAGTCAAGGAGTTGCCAATGCTCAGTAAGCGTCGTCAAAATCTTCTTTCGTTGATGCCGGACAATCATTACGCGGATCAGGAAGAACTTGAAAGAGGAATTGAACTACTCGGCAGAGTATCTCGCTCTCGAAAGGATTTGATCTCTTTAGCGGATAACAAGATCGCAGCAATTAGAGAAGAATTGAAGGAAGAGCTTGTTCCTTACGATCAAAAAATCGCACACATTGCTTCCGGAGTTAAGTTTTATGTGGGAGAGCATCGGAATGAACTTTTTCCAAACTTTCCTGCAAGAAAAACTGCAAAGCTTGTCTCAGGTAGCCTTAAAATCCGTCGGGTTCCACCATCTATTAAGACAAGAGCGACGTCTGAATTTTTGGAATCGATTGTTAAGAAAGGAGGATTGTATACAAAATTCGCTGAGCTAGTCTCTGCGCTTTCAAAAAACTTTCTCCGAGTCAAATTGGAATTAAACAAGGATGCAATCCTTGCTGATCCCTTAGGCTCCAAAAATTCGATCGGAATCGAGTTGTCTGAAGAATCAGAAAGACTCTACATCATTCCAGCTGAAGTCGATGCGGAACATGATGTTAGTGCAGGAGAAAGATCCTCTGCAGCTTAAAAAAGAAAAGACACAAGGGACAAGTATAACGATAATTTGTTGGATACTTGTCGCAATCTGTAATACGTCTCTTGTGTCGTATTCTAAAGCTACTCAAAGACGTGCAATCAACATGCACGTTATCAATGGTGATAACGCAGAACAAATTGCTGCAATTCTCAAAGCAGAACATCCCAAAATTACCTCCAATACAATTCGAACTTGGCTCGAAAAACAAGATGATGCAACAGGAACATCTCCACTGGAAGATCGTCTTTTAATAGAAAGTCAGGCTAGAAATTCTGCACTAAAAGATGCAGAGATTAGTTTGACATCCATCAAAATTGATACAGTAAAAGCATTTCGATCACTCAAAAAACAAGTGTTTGATGAAAATGGAGATCTTAAAGTTTCTTTTAAATCCGGCGAAGGAGCATGGAATACTTTTCGTGGTTTAATGAACGATATGGAAAAGATGCTCGAGAAAGAAAGAGAGCGTCTCGAACCAGAAGAAATTGCGAAAGGAATCAATCGAGCAATTCGCAAAACAGCAAAGCTATCAAAATTCATGGATTCTAATCAAGATGTCTTCAGACAATTTTTCCAAAACTTAAAACTCGAAATTACAATTTCAAAAAATTTGGATATCGCCTTCATTGAGGAGAGCTCGGAACGTGAAGGCTGAGAAAAAAAACAAGCTAACTGTATCGGCAACGGAAAGGTTTTTCGATGAGCTCGATAGTATTGTTACTCAAACTACAAACCGCAATGGTGTTGCCGGAAGCACGTTTGAAGAGTTTCTATACCAAAATGTATTAGTGAAAGGGCCATACGGTCAACTCGTACCTTTTAGTTTTGATGGATATGCCTTTTGGAGATATATCACCAGAGAATCTCAGAACCATCCCTATCTTGTTTTTTTAAAAGCTGCTCAGGTGATTTTCAGCACATGGATGCTTGGTCGCCTAACATGGAAAGGTCTCGGAACTGCTCTAAAAGCAGGGCTATACTTTCCAGATGATACATCAATGAAGGATTTCCACGATGATCGCGTCATTCCCTTTCTAATGAACTGTAAAATTCTTCAACAGTTCCTTAAAGAAAATCAGGTAGATAACAACAGAACGAAAAAGTTCGGAGAGTTCACCCTTGCGATGAGAGGTACTTGGACAAAGCGTGGGGCAAAAACAATCGACTTAGACATGATTGGAATAGACGAGGCACAAGAGCACAACGAAGAAAATGTCGAGTTCGTACCAGATAGAATTTTAGCATCTAAACTAGGCTGGTTGATGTATGGTTCGCAATCAGGACTCCCTAATACAGGAATACATGCAGAATTTGTAAATTCATCTCAAGGTTTTTGGATGAACCGATGTGGATGTGGTGAATGGAATAACTTAATAGAACGCTGGTTATCTGACCATGATTCTATTTTTGGCTTTAAGGATAAAGAGGCAAAATTAAATCCCACTCCAGGATCCATATTCTATACTTGTGCAGGTTGCGGAAAACCAATCGATACACAGAAGGGAGAGTATGTTCACAAGAACATAAAGCATGACCACCGAGGTTATCAGCTTTCGCAACTCTGGACACCGAAAGACCCGGCAGAAATATACAAACGTCAATTAAATGCCAATACTTCAGCAAAAAGAAAAGCATTCTGCATCTCAGTGATTGGTTGGCCATACTCATCCGATGAAGAGCAGCCTCTTCGAAAGGAAGATATCGAACGCTGGCAATCTGATTTTGTTCTGCAGGATGGCTGTCAATATTTCACTTTTCATGGCTTGGATCAAGGTGACACTATCCATGGCGTATATGGCGAACCTACTAGTGATGGAAGAATCAAGATCATTGGCCTATATAAAGGACACGTAGTAAATGAAATCGACTACTATAACTCTATTCAACGTTTTAACGTTTATTCTGGAATCATCGATGCGATGCCAAACAGAAACTTCTCCATGAAGACTGCTCTGAAATTCCCCGATAATATTCGAATTCAGTTTTTTTCTAAAAAGTTTGCAGAGAGGGAAGAAAACCTTCCGGGTTCAGAATCAATCGGGGTTATACAAGTTAATCGCGATGATTCATTGCAAGAGACTGTGGATGCAATCAAAGCCGGATTATTTTTATTTCCCGACCCAAGGAAGTTATCTCCAGCAGATCTTTCTCTTTATGAAGAATTCAAGTTTCACCTAACGATGCTAATCCGAGAACGTGGTGAGGACGAAAACGGAAAGGCTCTTTGGGGATTTAAGAAAAAGGTTCCGAATCACTTTGGCATGGCATTGAATTCATTACGCTTGGCGTTTGAGACACAATCGGAAAGTGGAGGGAGTTATGGTGGAGGAATCGGTTGATGGGAATTTGGAATAGAATAAGAAATAGATTTTTTGATAGCGAAGTCTTTCTCCCTTTTACATGGGCAAATGACAGAAAGAAACTAAAAGAAAATAAGGCCGAGATAGAAGCGTTTCTAGCTGAAGCAGTGACGGAGGACAACCCATCTGAAGATGTGAGGTTGATTAAAAAATTAGCACGAATCTCCCCGGAGTTATCGCAAGCCGTGAAACGAGCACTCACGCTAGGAAACACCGGCTTGGAATGGGATATCGATGCAGATGAACGGAATAAGTCAGCGATGCTCGCTGAAATAGGTTTGTTTTTCGATAGCCAACCTGGCATAACAAATCGCCTTCTTCGGCAAACGATTGTTTGTGGGGCAATTTCTGCTGAGTGGATACCTTCAGTAAACATTGATTCAGTTGAATCAATACGAACAGTTCCTGTATCAAAAATAATTTTTAAAAGAGACGTCTCGTTGGAAACAGGGGCTGTGAAGTTCTTACCTTACGAACAGACCAAGCTGGGTTACAAAAAACTAAACGAAATACAATACATGTATCATGCAATTGAAACTGATGAAGATTCTCCATATGGCATCCCTCCGTTTGCATCTGCAATTCCTCATGTCGGCAGTCAATTCAAAGCTCAGTCCAACATGGAAAAACTTTTGGATAAGTGGGGCCTCCTTGGATTCATTGTTGCGAGTTTCCCAAAACCTCGTCAATTGCCTGGAACAGATAGCGCTGCTTACGAACAACAATTAAGTGACCACTTAGCTAAGGCTCGCGCGGCCTTTGAAAAGAATTCCTCATCTGGTTTTATGGCAACATACGACGGAGTTAAGACTGAACATTATGCCCTAACTGATGGAGCTCGTACCGGCGGTTATGATTCCATAACAAGAGGGATAGAGGAAAAGGTTTCCTCTGGAATAGATACTGATCTGTTTCTTTTGGGTAGATCCTATTCCGTTACTGAATCATATGCAAAAATCTCAGGTAAGCTGTTCTTGTTGAAGCTGAAAAATATTGCCTACCCGGCAAAGCTTTTTTTAGAACAAGCTATCAGATTCCACCTAATAGCAAAAGGTTATTCATTTCGATCAGTATCTGCCAAATGGGGCAAATCTATCACTTTAGATCCAAAAGGAGAAGCAGAAGCAACAAAGATTTCAAACGAGGCAACGAAGATCCACTATGATCTTGTTAGAGCACAAGTTGCAGATGGATTAATCGATCCAGATGTGGGAGCAAAACTCCTCGGTTTTGACAAGTGGCAAGAACCATCCAAATTAGAAAAACAGTCTACCGATGGGCTCACTTTCTCTGAAAAAAAAAAGCCTGGTGAAAGCGCGATGATTATTTCAGAAGAACATTCAACTGACTGCACCTGTGGAGACCTCGAACAATTTGTCGAGCTCGGTGCTTGGACTATAGAGGAGAAAAAAATCTATCAGGCGATAGAAGATTCTTTTGCTGAAACTTTTTTTTCTTCCTATGAGGAAAAGGTAAAGGCTGTCCTTGAAGCAATTCGGAAGACAGACATCTCAAAAGAGGATGCTGTCGACAGGATATTGAGCATGATTGAGAAGGAGCTCGGAGACCTGCCGGATGAGCTCGAAAAGGAATTCAGAAAATCAATCTCTGATGCCTGGGACTCTGGCCAGGAATTCCATAAAGGGAACGATGGAAAAGAAGTAAAAATCCCTAAAGTTAATGCAAACAAACACGTATTAGACTTTTTTAACAACTCTTATAAATTCGATGTAGGTAAGCAGTTTAAGAAAGAGGACGATATCAACGATATCCGGTCTGCAGTGGAACAGGCATTGGAGTCTGGTTCCGTCGACAAAGTAATCAAGGATCTACAGGACAAGCTCTTAGGAAAAACAAAGACAACTTCTAAAGACGAGAGAGCTGCAATTAGTAACAAACTTAATAACATTGTTCGCGGCCAGATTTATCGAGCGAGAACGTTTTCGCGAGTTAAGCGTTTCAATGAAACAGGAATCTCTCGCCTTGAGTATGTAATTATCGATGATGAGCGAACTTCCACAATATGTAAGGCAGTATCAGGGAAAACAGTAGAAGTAATGCAAGCAGTTTCCTTTGTCGATGATTTTATCAACGATGATCCCACTCGTGATGGGTTTTGGAAAGAGCGTCGTAATCCGTCCGAGAAAGAAGCCGAAAGCCTAAAAGGCCTCTCTGGTGATGAGATTATAAAAAAACTGAACAATAAGATTCCTCCACTTCATCCCGAATGCCGTACAACGGTCGTTGCATCTTTCGAAAAGAGGAAGTCATGACAGTCATCCTTCATCAAAAAATCACCGTTCATGATCGGGTAAAATTTTATTCGGACACTTTTCCAAAATATGCTCCTCTCCACGTTTTCAGTGAAAGTATTTATGGGGAGTGGAGACTCGGGCAAAATTTTAAAAACACATCCGATTATTGGGGAGCTTATCCCGAACAATATTTACCGCGAGCAACATCGCTATTCCCTGAGAAAAAAGAAATATTACACCTGTTTTCTGGTAAAACTCCACCTGGGAACTATCTTCGAATGGATAAAAATCCTGCGAATGGATCCGAAATCGTTGGCGATGCAGAAAAACTTTCCTCTTATGCGAGGATCTACAAACCCGGCGGATTCGATATCATTTACGCGGATTGCCCTTATACGGAAGAAGATGCAAATCATTATGGATATTGCATGATCTCACGACCCAAAGTTCTTAATGAGTGTTGGAAAAGTCTTTTGCCTGGCGGTCATGTTGTTTGGTTGGACCAGGTAGTTCCACAATGGTCAAACGAAGAATGGTTTCTAGAGGGAATTATTTATATGTTTATATCAAGTAATCGAAGAGTAAGAGCTGTAAGTATTTTCAGGAAGGTGTAGGTATGAGTTTGTTTTTTACAGGATTTCTCCAAGTTTTATTCGTTTGTGCGAACACCTATATGATCAGCAAACAAAAGTATATGTGGGTAATTATTTTCGGTTTTTTGATTTCATTCATCTGGACTTGGAATGTTAGAAAAATTGCCTTTGGTAATATTTTTGATCGTATCAAGTATTCCGTTGGTGCTGCAACAGGTGGTGCCGTTGGGTTATTTGTTTCAGTACTTATCTTAGGCGATAAATAATATGAAGTGTTTATCTATACGACAGCCTTGGGCTGAGGCAATTGTTTTAGGATTAAAACCACTGGAAAATCGCGATTGGTATACCTATGTTAGAGGCGAAGTATATATCCATGCGGGAAAAACCTTTGACCAAGACGGATTAGAATTTCTCCAGAAAGAATTTCGTTTATTTCCAGGTAAAACTAAAGCAGACTTTTTGTTAGGTGGCATAGTTGGAAAAACAGAAATAGTTGATTGTATCAAAAAATCTTCTTCGAAATGGTTTTTCGGTAAATGGGGGTTTGTGATGCAGAACAGTAGAAAAATTGAATTTGTACCGTGTAAGGGACAACTCGGATTCTTTGAGGTTTCTTTATGAGTGATACAATTGATAAGGAGTATAAAATACTCCAAAACGAAGAAAAAATTTCGGCAAAATTCTTTAGAGCAAATGAATACAAATTAAGGCAGATCAATTGCTGCCAATTTTGCAAATACGTATCACGCTCAACTGTCTCAGATCCTTATATCTGCGATAAAGCAAATCCAGAAGGCAGATTTCAAGTTTCAAGCGTGGATCCACTTGGTATTTGTAACTCCTTTAAAAAGTCAGGACAGAAGGGACAGCAATCAAATGTTGAGTATTTTTAAGATTGTTCTGCTTCTGATAAATACTATACTTGCGTATAGTATTATGCTATCAAAACTATATAACGTAGACTGTCTTAAGATTCTACCTACGATTGAAAAAAACTCAATTGATGTTATTCTATGTGATCTTCCTTACGGAACCACTGACTGTAAGTGGGATAAAATTATTCCAATGGAATCATTATGGAATGAATACCATCGGATCACAAAACCGAACAGCCAAATTCTATTATTTTCATCTCAACCATTTACAACTTATTTGATAAATAGTAATCCAAAACAATTTCGTTATGAAATCATATGGTATAAAACTAAAGCATCAGGCTTCCTAAATGCACGTAAAATGCCGAACAAGAGCCATGAAAACATTGTTGTTTTTTATAAAAATTTACCTTACTACAACCCAGTTAAATATGAAATAGACCCGCGTTATCAACGTAAAGGCAAACAAGTCGGCTCAAACAAAACTACTCTTTTTAATATCAGAGGAGAACGAAGCGAGAACTATCAATACTTAGATGACGGATCCAGATTTCCAGATTCAGTATTGTGTTTCCCTTCCGAATCACGTCCTGGCCAACATCCAACCGAGAAACCTAATGCACTTCTGAGATTCCTTCTAAAGTCCTATGCAAAGCCTGGTTTCACCATTCTCGATAATTGTATGAGAAAGGGAAACACTGGAATTGCCTGTGCTGAACTGGGTTTGGATTTTATCGGCATTGAGCAGGACAAAACATATTTTAAAGATGCGGAAACCAGAATCCGGCTTGCTCGACAAAGAGTAAAATTGGGGTTATCGTTATGGACGGATTAGAAAAACAAGCTGTGATATGTTGCCCTAATTGCAAAAATTCGTTTTCGGAGCAGTCCCTGCCGTACGAATTGCAACTTTCAATTGCAGAAGACTTATGGATGAAGCATTGCGAAGAAATGTTTCGAAAAGGTGGTAGGCCCAAAAAACTTGAGAACCTTCCATCCTATATTCATACTCCAAGGATTAAGGCTTATTATGAAAAACTTGAGAAAAGAATTGAAGCAAGAAAAGAAAGGACATAGCGGACAATCAAAAAAATCAAAGTGTCTGCCAAATCAACTTATTTGAAATATAATAGATAATGGAATTTGTTCAATACCTTTCAGTTTGGGAGAGAATCTCAATCATTGCACTTTGCTTCTTAACCATTTGGGCAGCATTGATTGCATTTTATCGACTAATAAAACGTGCCGCAAATTGGCTCCAAAATCGTAATATCAAATTAGGAAAATCAGAGTTTCTTAAAATTGAAAAAACCACTCCTACTTCATTTGTCAGCTCAATCGAAAAGGACTTCACTCTTCATCCAGTCTTTTCTAAGATCGAAAAATTCTTACGAGTTGATTTAAAGTCAATTTCACTTGATAACAGTTTTCGTGATTTAGTTGTTAAGGATATGGCTTCTGTGACCTGGATCGGACACTCAGAAATGCTGTTAAAAATTATTCAAGAAACAAAGTCTTGTACCAATTTCCTGCAGTTTAAAAAAGTAATTTTTAGAATTCTTACTGATAGAGTTGAAGAGCTCAACAAGGACCTACTCGCAGAGGGAATTCCTCTTCTAGTGATAGAGAGATATTGCCAAGTCATTAACCTGTTTAACGTCCAACTACTCGCGAATATCGAAGAAATCGACAGGAACTTAGATCGAGACAGTGCAGTCGATTCTGTATTCCGTTATGTATCAGCCATACTAACAACCGTTCATCATCAATTCATATTTTTATTTGGTTCAATCAATGGAAAACTTAAAGGCTTAACTTATAAGGGGGTAACTTGCAATGAATAAGGATACAAATTTGATCGATACAAAAATCAGACCTGATAGAGAGTCGTTGACTCCGATTACTCCGCTTCCATGGTACGACCCACAGACTGACAACGCAACTGTTCAAATTTTAAATAGAATTATGAACAAATGGAACACTTGTATGGGAACTACTTATCTCGCCGTAATTAAATGGACTGGGCTAGTCTTGGGGATTAACACCTATGCGGAGTGGAGTGAAAAGGATTATTATAAAAAACTCGGTGAATTTGTAAAAAAAGATTTAGACATCACAACTTCAGCGTTTCACAACAAACTATTCAACTCGCTCTTTTCAGGAAAAGCTTCTGTTATTCAAGTTCCGTTTTCTTTGGAAGTTCTTAAAGAGCATATAAAAATCACTAAATGCCCAGCTGCAATCTCAATTGATGTAAGACAGGTATTTAATCCGAAGGCAAAAGATGTAATGGGCCATATCATCTTACCTGTTGCTCAATGTAACAATGGATTAACAGCTCATGATCCTAGAGGAAAGTGGGATACAAACTACAAGGATTTACAAGGAGCCAATTGCTTTTTTTCAAATGCACTCTTAGAACAAATTGCTCGTAAGGAGTTTATGAATTTATTCTCGATAGGAGAAGTAAAGTGAAAAAGCTTCGCTTAAAAAATCCGGCGGATCGTCAGCTTTCTGTTCTTAGCTTTGCTGGTGGAGGATACCTCGCCGTCACCAGTCTTAAAATTCTAATTGAAATTGAAAAAGTTTTCCTTGAAATCCTTCTCGATCGATTCGGTGAATTTGAATTTGTAGAAACTGGAAGGAAGAGTTTTCCTTTTCACAGGCTATTTGATCTCTTATCAGGTACGTCCACTGGTTCAATTGTTGCAATGGCTCTTCGGTCTGGCTTAACACCAACACAAATCCTGGAATTATATTTAGAACATGGACAAAAAATATTTCCAGGAACAGTTTCACGGTTCTGGAATAGGTTTATCGTTCGAGGAATCTTTTCTGGTCAGGGCCTGTCTGCTCCAAGCTTATCAAGCGAACCGTTGTTAGCCTTACTAAAAGCCACGCTTGGTGAGACTACAATTGGAGAAATAAACAAGAATGGCCGAGTGATGGTTATCGGCATCGATTGTGAGACAGACAATACATTGCATTATAAATCTTGGAGAGAAGAATTTCAAAGCCTACCAGCATATTTAGTTGTAGCTGGATCTTGTTCTGCAGACACATACTTCTCTCCGACCGTAATAGAACAGAAAGAGAAAACTTACTATGTTTCGGATGGTGGTACATCTGGGGCCAATGATCCAATTTTAGATGCAATTGTAGAAACCTTCAAGTTCCAGGAAAAAGAAATTTCTGTGGGTGGTCTGGAGAAACTTCTTTCTTCTTTATCTGGCCGAAGACTCTCAATTTTAGAAACGATTCGAACTCTTTTTGGTGATAGTGTTTTGGCCGCATCAATCGGGACAGGAGAACGCGCTACTCCGCGAGAGGGGAAAGACATGTTGGACTGGGGAGCTGCACAATTAGTAACAAACGGCGTACTTCCGAGCGCACTTTTGAAACGACCAGAAAGGCATGCTAGAAAATTAGCATCCTACCTGGTGGATCAGAACAATTTTTACAGTTTCAACACTCCATTCATGACAGCAAAAGAAACCATGGATGATGCTTCCGATTCCCAGGTAAAATCAATGTTATACGATGTTGATTTTTGGATAGATCAACCGGCTACAAAATCTTACATTAACAACTTTGCCAATAGGCTGGTTGATCTTTTGGAAGAAGTGAATCATGTTTAACTATACATTTCTTTTGAAGAGGATTTAGTAGATTGTATGGACCAAGAACTTAAACCGTTGATAGAACAATATTCTTTACTTCATGATTTGGAGTATGCTTGTAAAACTTACAAAAAAGAAACAAAGAAAGATCCTGATCGGTTAGATACAAAAGTAACCGAATACTGGGATATACTTGATAAAACAGCTGACTTTACTTGTTGGTGGTCGAATAAACTTAAATCCGAATTCGCCAATATCAAAGAAAAACTAGAATCTCATTCCCCATATCCTAAGTAAAACTTAGGATATTTCGCACATTCTCATCTAACGACTAATAAATGATTATTGGTTTTTTCTCAAACCCCTTGTTTTTACTTAAGAAATCTTAAGTAATCTGAAATTCAGTAACGATTTTAGCGCTCATCGGGACCCCCGGTAATGCTCGCGGACAAGAACTGTAGAGATTTTTTTACCTCGAAGCTTCGCTTTCACTCTTTTTTTAATCTTTAGTTTTTCTTGAAAACTGGCAATGGATGATTTTGATATTAAAAGGTTGGTTCCTGTTACTTTATTCAACGATTCAATGCGACTGGCTACATTGACCGTATCTCCAAAAATAGTAACTTGTCGACTAATGGGATGTCCCACTTCACCCATCACAACTTTACCTGAATGAATCCCCATTCGGATATTAAAAGTATGTTGGAAGCGATCTTGTAAAAACTCATTAAACTCCATCATTTTATCTTGGATTCGAAAACATGATCGCAACGCATTGATCACCATCTCATCTTTATCGGAAGAAACGGGATTATAATACGCCATGACCGAATCACCAATATACTTATCAATCTGTCCGCCGTTATTGAGAATGATCTCTGTTGCCATCGTAAAAAATCGATTTAAAACATGGACGATATCATGTGGGTAATTTTTTTCAGAGAACTCAGTGAAACCTTTTAAATCAATAAACAATACAACCAACCATATTTCTTCACTTGGAATTGATTGTTTAGGTTCATTTAATATTTGGAAGATTTCTTCTTTGGATTCTATAATTTTTCTAACGTGAATGTCTCCATACACTTCTGTCTGGCAAGCCAACCGAATGGTTTCATCCCAACCTTTCCGTCTCGCAAGTAATTTTTCCCTTTCATTCCTTTCGCTGACATTACTTAAACCTTTTATGATCTGAATCCGGCATGTGGTACACCGAGCCTTACCTCCACATTCGTGGAAAATTGGATAGGATGATTGTAGTGCTGTTTCTAAAATAGTCTCACCATTTTGTTTTGCGGTGACTGTAGTACTTTCTTGGTTAGTAAACGTGATTTGATTCAT